ACAGGCAAAAGCCCTAACTATCGTAAAACGAAAGCAGGAGCAGGAATGACCAAAGCTGGAGTTCGTAGGTATCGAGCAGCGAATCCAGGAAGTAAACTAAAGACCGCAGTTACAGGTAAGGTTAAACCAGGAAGTAAAGCAGCAAAGAGAAGAAAGTCTTTTTGTGCCAGAATGAAAGGTATGCCAGGGCCTATGAAGGATTCTAAAGGCAGACCAACTAGAAAAGCAGCGTCCCTTAGACGCTGGAGATGTAGGTAGTGTTCGGACTTCCGATAGAAGCTGTATCTATGTTAGGGTCTACCGCTTTAGGCGGTATGATGAAGATGTGGGCACAGTCTCAAGCGGATAAAGCAGAGCAGCATAAAATGATGCTGCAATCTAACCAACAAGTGCAAGAGAGTGTAGACAGTGCTAGAAACTACTACAATCCAAATGCAGCTTGGATACGCAGATTTATTGTAGTATCTGCTATGATGGCAGGAATAGGAATTGTATTCCTAGCTCCGTTGTTAAACCAAGTAACTAACATTCCAATAGAAGTAACACACGGAAGTAAAATGCTGTTTGGTATCTTTGACAGTACCAGAACAGTGACAGAATACTTAACCCTAGAGGGTTGGGTAACTCCAGAGTGGCTACCTGTAGCGATTATGAACATTATCGGATTCTACTTTGGTAGCGCAGCTATGACGAGGAATAAATAATGTGGACAAAACCTACTTACATAGACCTTCGCTTTGGTTTTGAAGTGACTATGTACATAAATAACCGATGACTTTAATTCAAATCATATTCTCAGCAGTTGTATTGTACGCTTTGTACTGCATACAGCCTGTTAGATTTAAAAACTGGAAACCTTACGTTAGAAAATACTGTCAGTGCGACAGTAAAAAAGATTAAATTATGGCAAAAGCTAAAGGTAACCCAGCCTTAGTCAAAGGCGGGCCTTCACTTAACCCTAAAGGACGACCAAAAGGGTCAAAGAATAAACTCACTCAAATGCAAAATGCGTTAATTGACCAGTTTGCAGGAGAGATGAACAAAGAATTTAAAGCAGTTATCCGCACTATCATACGAGAAGCAAAGGGCGGAGACATGTCAGCAGCGAGATTGCTCATGGATAGAGCGATTCCTGCTAGGAAAGCCGTAGAACACTACGGCGCACAGGATTCTGGCGGCATTGTAATCAATATTAAAGGATTAGATGACGTTAGTTTAGACGATGGTACAACAGTAAACGCAGATTTCAAGGAGATTGATGATGGCGTACAAGATGAACACTAACCAATGTAGCGATTACGCTAATATGGGCAACTCAGGTGGCGTAAACAACCACGGTGGGACTGCTTCTAGCGGAACTCTCTACTACGCAGCTAGTTCTGCTCCAGCAACTGTAATCCCTGAGAAGGGAACTTCTAACGGTGGTAAGTAAGATGGGTAAAAAGAGAGGAAAGCCAAAGCCGTATGGCTACAGAGCTTAATTTTTCCCTACACCCTGCTCAACAGGCTATTTTTACTGACGACAAAAGGTTTAAAGTAGTTGGAGCAGGTCGACGTTTCGGTAAGTCTTACCTCGCAAGAGTTAAGCTTATCGTTAAAGCGTTAGAAGATACGAATGAGTTTGGTTATGACCTGTCGGATAAAGCGTGTTACTACATAGCTCCTACATTTAACCAAGCAAAAGACATTATGTGGCAGTCATTAAAGCAAATGGCTGCACCCATAACAAAGAAAGTACGAGAAAACGAAGGTATTATTACCTTAGTTAACGACAGAACGATACATCTTAAAGGGTCTGACCGCCCTGAGTCTCTTCGAGGCGTAGGATTATCGTATGTTGTGATGGACGAATACGCTTTTATGAAGGAAGAAGTTTGGACTTCTATAATTCGTCCTACTTTAGCGGATGTGCGTGGTGGTGCATTGTTTATTGGCACACCAAATGGAAAGAATCACTTTTACGATTTGTTCCTAAACGCACAAGAAGGGTTAGATGCAGAGGATTGGTCTGCTTGGACTTACAAATCCATAGATAATCCGTTTTTAGACCCTAAAGAAGTGCTAATGGCGACTAAAGACATGCCGTTAGAGTACGTCAGACAAGAATTTGAAGCTAACTTTGCCTCTTTTGGAGGCACAGTCTTTAAATCTGACATGATAGAAGTAGCTGACAGTCCAAAAGACGGGGGAGACATCTACATGTCGGTAGACCCCGCAGGTTATGAAGATGTTAAAGGGATTTCTCAAGGTAAATCCCACAGACTAGACGAAACAGCCATATCAGTAGTAGAAGTGTCTAATGCTGGGTGGTTTGTACACGAAGTTATAACAGGACGTTGGAATGTAAGAGAAACAGCGTTGCGTATTTTACGAGCAGCACAGTCTTACAGACCTAAAGTAGTAGGAATAGAAAAAGGTGCGCTTAAAAACGCACTAATGCCTTACTTGCACGACAATATGAGAAGGTTAAATGTATACCCGTACATTACAGAACTATCTCACGGCAATCAAAAGAAAGCTGACCGAATTGTTTGGGCGTTACAAGGTAGAATGGAACAAGGTAGGTTAACTTTTGCACCAGGAGAGTATTTACCAAAGATAACAGAGCAATTGCTAGACTTCCCTAATCCGTTGTCGCATGACGACATGATAGATAGCCTAGCCTACATAGACCAGATTGCAGTAACACCATACGATATGAGAATAAACAGCGATGCAGAGGAATGGGAACCTCTTGACCCTGTTAGCGGAATGTAATAAGGACGCATAATGGCAGTAACAAAAATAGTAGAAAACTACGGAGACCAATCTTCTGAGCAACCAGCTCGCGTTGACACAGAGTTAACGGGGTGGATTGTCTACAAAGTAGATAATTGGGAAGAGTCCCGTAATCGCCAACATCAAGAGCGTTGGCAAGAGTATTATCGTCTTTGGCGTGGTCAACATGGTGGCCCAGAAGATAAAATACGACAACACGAACGCTCTAAGATAATTGCACCTGCCTTGCAGCAGTCTATCGAGGCTGGCGTTGCAGAGATGGAAGAGACTATCTTCCACAGAAAACGATGGTTTGACCTAGAAGATGATGTACGAGAAAAGGTTTTTGCACAACTAATAAAAGAAAATCAAAATCAAATAGACCCACAACAGCTAGAAGCTTTAGCTAGAGATGTAGATACAAGGCTAGACGGGATTACGTCACAACTGTTAGAAGATTTTGAAACACGGAACGTAAATCAGGGCATATCAGAGATACTCTTAAACGCAGCCTTATACGGCACAGGCGTAGGAAAGATAGCGGTAGAGCAAAAGCCTAGGCGAGTGCCTATAACAGGCTCTGCGGGCGTTACAAGCGATATAGAGATAGTTAATGACATACACGTTAACCTTGTTCCTGTAGACCCTAACGAGTTTGTTATAGACGTAGCTGCTCGCAGCATAGACGAAGCTCTAGGCGTAGCACACGTTTACACAATACCTAAGCACGAAGTAGTACAAAAACAAGACAGAGGTATCTGGAATAAAACTGAAGTAGGTTTGTACGATAATGACCCTTCAGAACACCAAGAGTTTGACATACACGAAGAAAGCTACACTGACGTAGAGCATGTAGAGATACTAGAGTATCACGGACTTGTGCCTAAAGACTTATTCAAAGATGCTGCTAAAGAAAGCGTTGTAGACCCTTTAGCTGAGTTTGCAGAAGAAAACTCTAACTTAGAGTATGACGATGCAGGAGAAATGGTAGAAGGTATTGTTTGGATTGCGAATCGTTCTCAATTACTTAAAGTAGTTCGTAACCCATTCATAATGCAAGACAGGTCTTTTGTCGCATTTCAGTGGGACACAGTACCTAATAGGTTCTGGGGTAGAGGCATAGCTGAGAAAGGTTATAACCCTCAGAAAGCGTTAGACGCAGAATTAAGAGCAAGGATAGACTCGTTAGCACTAGCTACCTATCCTGTTGCTTTGGTTAATGGAATGATGGCTCCTAGAAACGGAGACTTTTCTATTAGACCAGGAAGGAATATTGTTGTTAGCGGCCCTGTTAATGAGGCTATTGCACCATTTAAGTTTCCTGGCCCAGACCCGCAGAGCTATCGACAGTCTGCAGAGTTTGAGCGTATGGTAACAATGGCTACGGGGTCTATGGACACCGCAGCCCCATTAGGAGTTAACCCTCGTAATGCTACTGCAGGTGGCATGTCAATGATGATGGGTGCTATTCTTAAACGAGCGAAGAGAACACTCCGAAACATGGAGTTTGAGTTTCTTTCGCCATTAATCCACAAGGTTGCTTGGCGGTACATGCAGTTCGATACGGAGCGTTATCCCGTAGCCGATTATCGCTTTAGAGTTCACGGAGCTTTAGGCGCGCAAGCGCGTGAGTTTGAGGTAGCACAATTAACTCAACTTATGCAAACAGTACCTCCTGGTTCTCCTGCTTACTGGTTATTGCTTAAAGGTGTTATTAACAATTACAACATTGAAGATAAAGAAATGTTGGTTAAAATATCTGACCAGTTCTTACAGCAAGCTCTTAATCCACCAGA